TTTTTGCAATAGCATTTAATTTGCTTACATCTTGAGAGCTTATTGTTAATGGATCAATTCCACTTAAAGCAGTTGAATAATTCGCAACAGCTTGTGTAAATGTTTTTGCTTCGGGAAGCTTTGGAATTTGAGAAACAACTTTCGCCATATTATCCAATCCCTATTCTTGGAAGATTTGCCAGATAATCAACTTGTCCAACGCCTTGTGATTGCTGGACACCTGCCGGAACTGCGCCCATTGGGGATTGTCCATAAAGTCTAGCAAATTGTAGTGCTGCTTGTTGCCCCAATCCTTGCTGTGTTGCAAACGCATTTGGAGACATTTCAAACTGGCGACGCATAGCCTCTAGCGAACGCTGTGGGCCAAGTTCACGCTCAACCTGAAGTGCCGCCTGGGAGGAACGCTGTAAATCAAGTGCAGACATTTGGCGTTCCAGCTCGCGCTGGCGAGGGGAATACTTTTCCCGCAAATCTTGCTCAAGTTTTGCAATATCCGGCTGATTGGCAATATAGGTTTCAAGGGATGATCTATAATAAAGATCATTCGCCCTTGCCGCGTCAACAGGATTGGGCGGAGGAGGCGGTGCGGGAATAGATGGTGATCCTCCCATATTAAGCCATAGCCTTTCGCATAAATGTCATATACTCGTAACTCCTTGGTTTGCCAGAACGATTAAAGGTGATCCGCTTGCGGGGACCAAAACGCTCCGCTAGGAGCAACAGCAAGCACCTTAAGGATTTAGCACCCTTTGAGGAGATCGTCAAGTCAACAAAGACATTCTCACCATCTTCGCTATGCACATAATGGTCAGGCTTTTGCCCATCTTTTATGCACCTAGCCAGAGCTACCCCAGCAATGCCATCCTCATCCCTCACAATGCCAACCATGCCCTGCTTCTCAAACCATCCAAACCAGTCTGCCAGGTTAGGCCACATGGACTCCGGAACACCACTTTCCTCAATATATTCCAAAGCCGTCATATATTTGCCTGTATCTCAATTGTGTCGGGATTGGCAGCAGCAATGATTTGTCGAATAGCCAGCCTATTCCCAGAGCTTGAAACCTTAATGTTTAGTAACCGCCATTTTTCATATTTGCGTAGATCGGATGCCAACTTCTTCTTTACGGTTGTCGGAAGCACTGCTGGCAATGCAAATGGCAATACGAGCGTGCTGCTCGAAATGTCAATGTTTGGCTGTACTGAAACATCGCCAACGTCTGTATCGCGCTGGATAAATACGGTTGTATCAGTTGAGAAAGAGTTATCGAATACGATCTCAAAATGACTACCATATTTCAATGAAAATGGATCGCCAAAGTTAAAATCCTTTGTGCGTACATAAGACTGATAGGCAACCCCGCCATCCTTGTAGTCTTCAGCCGTAGTCCCAGACGGAGTTTTGTATCCAGCATACTTTTGAATCACTCCATCAATCTTTTTGAACATAGCCCTTGACCCTTCGTTGTTGTAGTTTGTCAAGGCAAACTGCATGACTTGAGGACTCCAAGTTCCTTCAAACACGCCAAGAGCTGTATTATAAACAATCAGCGTATCATTGTAATCGCTCGATCCTGTGGGTACAGCCAGAAAGTATCTATTGTCGTAAAAGATTGCTGTTGAAATATTTATTTTTGAAGTGTTAATGCTTTGAATGACATCTTTAACAACCTCCGAAAGAGGTATCCCAACTGATGTAAAATCATCTGCAACCGAACGAACAAGCGATCTGATTCCATTGTCGGACAAGAACAGAATGTCACTGCTAACCTGAACAGCACTATTAGATGCAACACATCCAGTATTATTTGAAATAATTGAAATAACCCAGTCTGATGCAGATGTTGAATTGGCTGGAATATCAATTTGAAATATTCTTCGCTTCTTGAAGACAATAATTCTATTCTTGTAGTATGGAACAATTGAAATTATCTCATCTCCATCGTCTCCGTTTACGACGATGCTATTGGAAGAACTCCATACGCTTGCATCAAGAATGTCTGATGCATATAGCGTATTCCTAAACTCTCCAGACCCAGCCCCAATCAATCTATTTTCAGCGTTAATCAAAAGCCTTAAGTCTTGAGGGGGTGAGCTTACAGTTGCAGTTGCGGTTGCACCAACCCCATCACCAATGATAGTTACTGTTGGTGCGCCAGAATAACCAGATCCACCATCGGATACTGTTACAGTGATTACTCCTGATGCAACTTGCGTAACTAGGGTTGGACTTGTGCCACCCCAGTCCGGACCATTTACAAACGCTGTCGCTGTTGTGTATCCAACGCCACTGCTTGTAACTGTAATTGCACGAAGTTTTCCACCCTGCCTTGTTACCCTTTCCCCATCCCAAAAGTGAAGATCGCCATCGGCATCAGCCATGTACATCTTGCCGTTAAACTGGGCAAAACTTACAAGAGTGCTTGCCGCAATACTGTATCCATCAGACCACATTTGAGCTTCTGATCCAAATGTTCTTGCAGTAGTTCCCCATGTTTCATCAGCAGGATGTATTGTTGCTGTTCCTCCGGTTGGAATGCTATAAAATCTTCCACCAGAAACAGTCAATAATTGCTGGTAATTGTATGTCTCAAAGTAACGCATTCCACCAATTGAACTGCTATTGGTTGTTGCATTAGTACAGAAATTTGTTGCCCCAATGCGAGTTTCAAGATTACCCTTTGGAGAAAGGGTCATATTGTAAAGTTCTTGAACCTGGTTCTCGGCCAATAGGTCGGATTGCAAGCCACTAGCCTGACCGCCAGAAAAGTTGCGAATGCCGTCAAACGCCAGCACATCGTCCGTTGCGTCAACAAAGTACGGCATGGCTATTTAGATGATCTCTTCGATTGTAAGCTCGCCAAGGCTATTAGGAGTAATTTGCTTCATTCCTCCAACCTGGCTCAATTCGTAATTAGCCATCGCAGCAAGGTCGGCATTGGCAGCCTGTGTAACAACTTGTGCCTTGCCATACTGCCTCTCACGCTCAAGAGCGTCTGCGTGTGTCAATGACAAAACAACGTGATTGACGTGAGGCAAGCGAAGCTCGTCGTTCAATGAGTTGCTGGACGGAGGAAAGTCAACAGTATAGCTGTTTCTGGTTAGGCACTGAAGCTTCTCGATTACTTGTAAAACTGCCGTACTGCTTGTTTGGAGCGTAGGATAAATGTCAACTTGAGCCGTACCACCGCTGTTCCTACCCTTAAAGTAATAGAACGATGGAGTGCCTGTAGTGTCAAGGTTAAGTAGGCTTGAATCTTGGCTTACAATCGTGGCCAAATCCATTGGCTGTAGCTCGCTATTATCGTAAGCGACAGACAATGGATTCTCGACCAACGAACCAAGGCTGACGGTGCGAGTGCCTGTAGCAAGTGTGTAGGTTGAATTTGTTACAGTTTCACGCCAAGGCGCAAAGTTCCAGACACGCCGATAGTTCAGCGAGGCTGACTTTTGCAGGAATGTCAAAGTATCGGAATCAGTCTTTCCGATCTTTTCACCCGCATATTGGGCGATTTCGGTTAGAGTCATTTAGCAGGCCATTAACACACAAGGAACGCAATAACTTCCGTCCTCATAAGTGCATGTGACATTGGTTGAAATTACTTTGGCAATTGTTTTTGAGCGAAGAATATCATCGCCCTGTGGTTTTGCTGTACCATCGCCAGCAGACATCAATAGATCACCACGATTCACACTTGTTCCCTGGGCAATACGGATAATCATGTCTCCAGTCATTGCCATGTTTAGGTCGAATGGATTGCTTTTATCGTCATTGTCCCAATTGACAAATACACCAGCTACATTTGGATCGCCTTCAATGTCCGATACCTTTACTTTATTTAGCTGCTCATTTGGCAATAAATTTCCATCAGCATCGTACCAGTCGCACATTGCATCAAGATTTGATAAAACAGTTCCTTTTTTGACGTATGAATCCCGTTGGCCTGTTGGCAATCTTGAAAATCTTGCAAGATGTCCACCGTTGTATGACACAGTTGTTCCAGCTACTGAAATTGTGCCTTGTTCTGTTCCGCCCTGCCTAAATGAAACAAGAGTACCGTCATTGGTTGTTCTGTTCATTAAATGACAATAATCACCACTTACTGTTGAAAAGATTTGGCCATCTGCTTCAAGCTGAATCCCAACTGTACTTTGTGCCGCCGATGTTTTTGCAATAAACATGTTTCCGCTTGAATCAACACGGAAGCGTTCTGTTCCGTTTGTTGCTACTCCAATGTGGTTGGATGTATTGTTATATTCTATATAACCTGGGTTATCACTAGCCGAATCACCAAAATAAATTGCGCTTACTCCAGTTGTATTTCCAGCTACTACAGCTATGATGGAATCACCAGATGGATTTTGAGCTCTAATCCAGCCTCGAGTATCAAGAGTATAATTCGACGTTACGGATGTTGTTCCGATTCCAACTCCTCCACTTGCATTCTTGTAAATTTGTCCACTTCCAACATTGATTATATTTGTGGATGCTGTGATTGTTCCAAGAAATGTAGATGTTGTTGCCGATAGATTTGAAATCGTTCCAGTTGTTACGCTAATCGTTCCAGCAGTTGTATTCAGCGTTCCAATCGTTGCCGTGGTGCTGTTAAGCGTAGCAATCGTTCCAGTTGTCGCAGTAATGCTACCTGTAACATTCCCAGTCAAAGCCCCAACAAAACTTCCAGCCGTTACTCTATTCGTAAAACTACCAGTCGTATAAATACCATTATTCAGCGCATCGTTGAACATGCTTCCAACTGTAACCATATTTGGTGCAGATGTAGATGTTCCGTCAGCATCTGCAATCAACAGCATGTCAGAACTGCCAACGCTTGCGATCTGAGTTTGGGTCGAAATTAAACCAGCATAAATTTCCGTATCATCAATAAGGTTATGCAGACCAGCCGCAGTGACTGTTCCGTTGGTTGCGAATGTTACCTGACGATTAAGGATTGTTGCCATATTAAGCTGTAAACCTCATTGCGGTTGCGTGAATTATGCCGGATGGAATTGTTCCTGTGGTTGAGCCTTTCCCGATTATGTTGTATTCGACAACATCCGTTGCTATCGGGAAGAAGCTTGTTACAAACAAAGCCCCAGCCCCAGTAGTTGATCCAAAACTATTGATTGATCCAATCACAATGTCGCCAAGCTGGCATGATAGAGCAAATGTTCCAGTTGTGGTGTCATTGGCAGCGTGCGTCTGAACTGTGCCGCCAGAGAAGGCAAATGTTCCATAGCTTACAGCAGTCAGCCTTGGACCAGATGCGCCTACCTTGAGTGTTCCAACCGTGGCCGTGCCAGTGACTGACATTGATCCAGTGCTGGATACGCCAGTTGTGGATAGCTGAAGAGCTGAAGATGTGTCATCGCCATCAGTAATAACCTGAAGCGTGCCATCAATGCCACCAGTTCCAAAGGTCTTTAGAAGCTGTGGATAGCTGGTGCTAATTAACTGTGTTCCAAGTGTTGGCATTTATATCTCCTAGCTGTTAAAACGATTTTTTAATACATCCCAGGCCATTGAACATACTAGACCAACAACCCCCGCAATAGCCAGAGCCTTCGTCCGGAGATGCTCCAGGGAAGAGATTCTATTTACCACATCTGCGTAGTTTGACAAGCTCGTCTCTACCATTTTATACAGAGAGAGTTGCCTTTCTTCCATCCTTGCCAGCCTCTCACGCAAGTCGCCAATTTGTTCGTCAGTTCCCATGTTTTCTACCTTCCAGATACCGTAGGCTGACCGCAAGATGGACAACAGCCGCAACAAGCTCGTCCCGATTGTGGCCGTCTGCCACCATTCGCTTGATAGAACGGTTGACGCTTAAAAGATGCTTTACAGCCCCGATATACTTGGTTTCCCCCGACAGGCGGTTGTTCGCTTCCGCGCACTTCCACGCCTCGTTGAAACAAGCGTAGTCGTGTGGAGTCAGCAATAAACGCAAACCTGTCCTGAACATCCATGAATAAATCTTTCTCATTTTACCTGGCCTGCATCTGCAGCAGCTCCCATTTCCCCGTAATCTGGGAGAGCGTTGTTCTCCGTGTGCTTCTTTGGCGAGCAGGAGCAGAGCAATAGGGTGAGGAGGAGGAGGGGCATTATTGTACGTCAATCATCCAATAAGTAGATTGAAAAATTGCAGATGGCGAGCTTGTTGGAAGTGATGAAGAGTTTGAACATTGAATTTCTGGGCCAAACCTATTTGTACTAGTGTCGTTGGTTGGCCCGCCAGCAAGAGTCAGCAAAGGAGTTTGACCAATATTTATATTTGGAGTCGTTGAAGAATCCGAACCATAAAGATTTATGTTTCCAGAACCATCAGATTCTAAGACTAAGCCGAAAAATCTGGTATCACCAGATGCCAACCCAAATCCATTGGTCAAATTGGTGTATGCAGTTGGAGTTAAGTAAGAAGCATTGTATCCAATTAGCCTTGCTTGAATAACGCCAGATTGTAGGGCAAATTCAGCACCAAATCCCTTAATTGTAAGCCCATCAACTCCAGCCAGAGGAGCATCTGTTGAATTTCCAGTTCCTCCAAAAACAATTCTAATAACTGAATTTGTAGATGCCATTCCCATCATCCCGCCTATTGAAAATCTAATTCTTTTTGAATAATCAATTTTACCAAGCGATGCAGTCATTTGAGCAACTGTTGGGTCAAAGTACCCCACTTTAGATGTTCCGTTTGCAGCAGTTCCAGCGTTTATGGTAATGTTAAATCCGCCAGTATTTCCAATTGCCGCAGAACCACCAGCACCAGTTGTTCTCGTATACGAGCCAGCGTGTCCAACTCGAAACGCTCTCGTTCTTCCAGTAGAAAACAAAAAGTTATCAATATTGCTAGGATTCTTAACGAGTGGCATCGCCTACTCCTAGCTCAGTGTCGTTACTTCAGCAGTTCCGGAGGTGGCAAATATTCCGCCAATCAATCCAGTAAAGTTTGCTGGAACCTCGTAGTAATCTCCGGCACTCAATCTTACTGTGAAAGAAGATGTAGTTGCAGTAGCTGTACCCAACATAATATGCAAGTTGCCTGGACCAGTATTGAACACTGTGCATCCAAGCCTAGACGTGCTTGCCGTTGCAATCGTTCCGTATGACGTAGAAGTAAAATCAGAGTTACTTCCAGCCGTAGCATTAGGTGGACGGATGCCATCAGCAACGTCAGCTTGCAATGTAACCATCAAAGCCTCGATTGCTTCGAGGTTGTAGTTAATGCTTTGCGTACCGCCAGTGGCAGTACCAATAGTCTCCAATATACGCTGTGTCTGCCAGCCCATAAAGAGCCTTAAACCGTCCGCTTATAGATTGCGAATGGACCGCCGGAAGAGATGATGACTTGGGTAATGTCTCCAGTCACAGTCGATCCAGCAGCGATTGCAAGGCCAGTATAAGTGGCGTTGCTAATCGTTAAGCCAATGGTTCCAGTAGATAACGCCGACACGCCATCGTAATCACCTGTGAATGTAGAAGCAGATGTTC